TAGGATACTTCTAACTATTTCATATACTCTGTCGTAAGTTCTAGCATCTTGATTATAACGTTGAATAGCTGTTCCAATATAAGCGTTTGTTTCATCATATAACCATTTTGTAAATTCTGGTAAGCAGTTAATCTCATTGTTTTTGTATGCTCTATATACAACTCCTGCTTCATATTTTGTGATTTGACCTCTTTTGTAAATTGTGTATGCCATGATGTTTTACCTCTTTCTTTATCTTACATTTATAATTATACTATACACGCTCGAGCGTGTCAATAGTTTTTTAAACTTTTTTTAAAAAATGCATAAAAAAATAAGCCCCTACATTAAGTAAGGGCTTTAGAATGGATTATTTTATCAATGTAAAATATAAAGGTACTTTCATTTTAACATGACTTGATTTTAAAATCAATTATTTTTCTCTCCACGTTCCGTGAGTATCTCCCGTTTCTAAGTTCATAGAAGCTACGTAACGTCTTTCTCCACTGTTAGAAATATAAGAAAGCCATTCATATCCTTCTGCATAGCAAAATTCCATATAGTTAAACTCTTCTCCGTTCTCGTAAACTCCTACTACTTCTGAATTTAGAGATGGTGCATTTCTGATATTAAGTTTGTCTACACCTACAGTATATACACGCACTGTTGGTAAAGACTGTAAATCAGTATTTGATGCAACTTCTCCTGCTGCTGTATCATCTGTTGGGAAGTAAAACCAACCTACAATACCATCAAAGTTACGTTCCATATAGCGTGCTGGGCCACCTACGTATAAACTATCAGCATTTCCATCTACATTCTGTTCAATAGTTTTCATAGTATATCCATCACTATCCTCAATTACTACTCCAGTGTGCCCATATGGATGGCCATAGATATATGTAGTGTCCATTACAAATACTGCTCCAGCTTTAGGTCTACTGTCTAAGTTTCCTGCTTCATTATATTCAACACGATACCCTAATGTAGCAGCACTATTTAATAGATCAATAGCATTACCCCATAAGGCTTTCCCGAAAAATAACACTGATAGATAGTTCGGTTCATCGACACATTGTGTTCCATAAGCTCCGTCTTGGTCTACTCCGATACCTAAATTCGCTATTCGTTTTACCTCGTTTATAATTTCAATTGTTTTAACCATTATTTGTCCTCCGTTTTGTTTTTATCATTTCTTCCTACAGTTTGTCTATAAGATTGGTGAACCCCAACTGCACTAAAGCCTAAGGCAATTGCAGTAGGATCTTTGAATAGAATCGTTCCAATCAATCCACCCAATACTCCTAAAATATTAGGTATCATTTCATCTGGAAAGAATTTAGATTCTTTTAAAAATTTCCCCAACATCCCTAATAGTGCAACTATTAGAAATACTGATGCTGTTTGTAAATCTGGCATATTATTCACCCCCTTTCTTATGGTAATGTTGTAGGCCATGGTTCGTTTGTTAAGTATGAAATTGCACTTACTCGAATATCTCCAATATCTCTATCCGTTGGGATAGGATCATTGAATGTGAATTGAATGAAATTTAAGTCGGTTACTCCTCCCAAATACCAGATTCCATAAGGTCTACCTTTGTCGTCGTAAATTGGTCCTACAAGCGAACTTTCGCTTCTAAAACCTTCGGGAATACCGTTAGGATAAGTAAGTTTAGCCCCTTTGTCTCCACTGCTATTGTGTCTTACAAATCCAGGTCCATTTCGTTTTCCTACTCCAAACCAACCCCATTGAAGACCTCCGAATTGATAAGTAACAAGATTGTTTACTCGTCTGATTTTTATGAACGAGTTGCCTGCTCTAGAGACACTATTTAACGTTCTCCAGCCGGTATCACCTATTAAAACTTCCCATCCTTGATTACCACCGTCAGTAGTCTTAATCCATTTTAAAGCTCCGTTAGTTTTATTCTTATCTACATAAGTTGTACCGATTTCAGCTTCTACAACTCCGTTCGGCATTCCTGTGCCGTGGATTTCCCATTGATTGCTTGGTAATACAACGCTATTTCCTCCAGTAATACTTAATGTATTATTGTTAAGTGCTAGTGTTTGATTAGGTTTAAGAGTGTTCAATTCATCTTTAGTTACAAGTTTTTTAGCTGTTAAAATATTTTCAGTAATGAATTTTGAAACGTCTATTCCAGGTTTATCTTCAAGTTTTTTTACACGCTCAACCAATTTACTATCATCATAAGATGTAATTGTAGTAGCAGGTCTGTTTTCTAATGCTTGAACTTTAGATTTTAAATCACTATCATCATAGATTGTATCTTTGTCAACCTTATTTTCAAGATTAGTTACACGTTTTGACAATTCACTATCATTATATGCAGCAGGCACATCTGTACTTTTTGCATAACCTAGTTTTTTAACTTCCTCTACAACGCTATTTTTAGCCTCTGTAAGCTGTTCTTCTGTGACTAAACCATTTATACTCGGAACGTCTTTACTTAAAGCGTATGAGCTTAATTCTTGCTTCTTGGCGTATGTTTCTTCTGCAATTCTAGCCGTTAAGTAATTACTTAAATCTATACCATCAATTTGAAGTTTAGATAATTATTCTCTTAATTGTGATCTTGTTACTAATTCCAGTTCACCGATATTATTAACATGTTTAATCTGTCTGTTAGCTACTTCTCCTTTATCGATTTCAGATAACACAACATTAAACTTAAACTTAAATATATCAAGTGAATCTGAATCACTGTCTAGGAATAAAAATCCTAATACCTCTTCACACCTAGCGATTAAATCTGTATCGAAGCTGACCTTAACTACATTACCTTCTATAGTCCCATTAGCTTGCCATGTTGAATTAGAATCCCTAAATTTGAATAGTACTTTAGCCGTGTATTGAGATAGATCAGTTTCATTTTTGACCACAAATTCGAATCCAGCATTGTTCTTATCGTGTGAGTAGAATTGAATGTTTAAATCTTTTGTTCCACGTCTACTAGGTGTGTTTGTCAAATTTGTTCTTACTAGTTTTTTCATCTTCTAACTCCTTACCGTCTAATTCATCACGTAATTTTTCTAATCGTTTCTTTAATCCCGTTGGGAATGGTACACCTAATGCACTTAAATTCTCAATTAACGATAGACAATAACTAAGTGTAAAGAATAATAAGAAAGCTGTAGCAATTTCATTAAATCCTAAATAAAGTAAGTATGGATATACTGTAATGCACATTACACAAACTATAATGTGTTCAATCAATCCACGTCTATTAATTGTTGAATTTAATTTTTTTGTTACAAAGGCTTTCGCTATTCCTGTAAAAACATCAAGAAATACCACTAGCGTAAAAGCATGAATATAGACATCTTTAACCAAGTGATAATAGCGTTCTGCTAGTTCAGGTAATGTTATTTCCATTTAGATTACCTCGTAAAAAAGAACATGCTATTCTGCATGCTCTTCTTTTCTTTCTGTTTCTGTAGTTTCTTTTGGTACTTCGCTAACTGTTGGTGTTGGAGTGACTACCTCTTTTGGTACTTCCTCCACTTTAGGTTGTTCACTTACTGGAGCAGGAGCAACAACGACTTCTTTTGGTGCTTCAGTTACAACTTCTTTAGGTGTGGCCACTTCTTCAACTGCTTTTTTGTGCTTCTCTTCGTACTCTTTTTCAATTCTTTCTACTTCAGCTTTAACAACATCTTTTAAGTTTCCGATTTCTGGTACATCTTCTAATGTTTTAGCTTTTCTTAATAATTGTCGAACGTACATTTTTACAAATTGATCTTCTTTTTTAAATCTTAATCTACTAGGCTTCATGACTTTCAGTACCCCCTTCGCTGTGTAATACATCATTGTTGCTTTCTCGTGTAGGTTGTGTAGGTTGTTCATTAGTTTCATTTTCTTTTTCTCCTTTATCTTCTTCATGCTCTTCATCATTTTGGAACATTGACATTACTGTTGAAATGGCATTTGTAACAGCTTCATCAAGCTGTGCCTTAGTGATATAACGGTGGTCTTCATCTGCTAATTGTTCCTTATCGTCGCTTTCAACACGTTCTAATACCACCTCTTTATATTTAGTAGGTTCATTACTAGGAATCCATTCTACAACGCTTGTGTGGTCTTCAATTACTTCATATAGTTTATTTGCGTATTTAAACTTATCACCTACTGAATAATCTGTGTTAACTTCGTAAGAATCAAAAGCGTTGATAATTTTATCTTTATTTGTTTTGATTGTTTTCGGGTCTAACACATCTAAAAGTAACGTCATTAGTACTTTATCGTTACCTTTATTCACCTTAGCGAATAGTTTAGTTAATGCTTTCTCACGTTCTGAAACATCTTCTTTATTACCTGCTAAAATACCTACTTGCTTATTCAGATTAGCATATTCAGTAACTAGTGCAGGTGTTGCTTCTCCAGTGTACATTTGAACGGCAATTTGTTTTCTGATTTCTTCTAAGATTTCCGCATCGTTAGCAGTTGCAAATTTCCCTGGCAATTCAACATTACCATTGAAATAAATACCTCCTGTATTCATATTGAAATAAACATTTACGCTCTTATATCCTCCAGCGGTTGGATTAGGTTGTTTAACTGAAATTTCTAAAGCCATGTTATTGTACCTCCTCATGTTCTTCTACTTTAGTTTCTTTTAATGCTTTAAGCTCTTTTTCTTTAGCTTCCAATTCTTTAGTTAGTTCATTGTAAGCAACTTTATAATGAGCTAATTGCATTGTTTTTTCGCTTAATTCTTGAGCGATTAAATCGATTGGCTGTAATTGATTATCCATTTATTATTTCCTCCAGTTTGTGTTTTAATTCTTTATTTTGTTGTGATAGTTCCTGTACTGCTTTAAGTGCAATGTTAATTAACCTTAGTGCATCTAACCCTAAATAAGTTTCATAATCAACAACTAAGCTTTCGTCAAGTTCTTGCAATTCTTGTGCAATCAATCCACATTTTGTATAAGGTTTATCATATCCAACTTCATCCTTATTCCATCCATGTTCTTTAAATCTTAATTTATCTACAAATTCTATAGCATTAAATTCTGAATCTTTAATATCAGTTTTTAATTTTCTATCTGACCCCCACTGGTCAACTTTGATGTTCCAAATATCAGAATTTGAGTTGTCAGTGCTAAAGAATCGCATAAATCCACCCTCTTTATAACCTATGAATTTTACAGGAGCATGATTTGAAAATGGAGAACTAAAGTCTAAATTTGTAAGAATAGGTTGCCCCTTAACAACAGACCCTAATATTCTTGATGAAAAACAAGCCATACCAGCAACTGTTAATAGTACTCTGTTAACTGCACTTGGTACAGTATTCCCTTGAGTAAAATCTGGGTCTTCATATATGAATAATCCAGGTGGCACTCCACTTTCTTTTGGTCCTACACCCTCTCCAGCAATTTGAAGTCCAATACCTCTCTTACTTCCAAAATTTTCTGGTGCGTTTATCTGTAAGCCTTTAGTAATAGGTTGTAAAAAACCATATTGACCTATTTTAATTTTAGATTGTCCGGATATTACAACCCCATTCAATGTATCAGTATCAATCTGAGTAGACTTAATTTTAACTGCATTTAATTTGTTAATGAAAGCCTGTTGCGCCCATAGTTTGTTGATGAAAGCATTATGCGTTATTAAATTATTGATTAAACCATCATCTATTAATACATGCTTAGCTTTGACTGCGTTAGCAGCAATAATTTCTGATGTGATACTTTCAGCTTTATGGTGTCCAGTTTCAAGCGTGTTAGTTTTAATCTGTCTACCCTCGATTGAACCATCAACAATTAATTCTGCTGATTTTTTCTTAGCAACAGTTAGTTTATTTATTGAATATGTCGTATAGTTACTCCACGTATTTTGCTGTAACATAGGTTCTATAAAATCTATTTCTTTATTTCTATCTGGAATTTTAATAGTTGCTGTGCAATTTCTTACACCATAACCACTAGCTGGATATAATACGTTAGATAACCAATCATCAGTTCCATCTTTATATTTCACATGAACCATAGCGTTTAAATCTTTATATCCATTAGAACCACTAACTTGCCTTGCTTCCACAGAGAAGTAGTATTCATCACCAGCTTTATTCAAATCAGAAATTTTGTTTAAATATAAGTCACGTTTGTTAAACGTTACATTACCTCTAAATTCATTTTTTACTAAATTCTCATTACTTGGTGTGATAATCACCCTATCAGTTATCGCTTTAATACTTTCTGGACTAACTGATAGAATACTCGCTAGGTTTCTTCCGTTAAAAACTTTGTTTGAACCAAAGTCGATACCATCAGCACCAATTCGCAGTTGTGAATGTTTTACTGTATCGTTTAACGTACTACTAACTGTGTTTAAGGTTTGTGTAGCTGTTTGTTTCCATGTGTTTAACTCGTTGATGCTTTGCTGACTATCTTCTGGAGCTGGTGTCCAATCGGTTGAAATAGTACCTATTTCAAGTTTAGGTAAACGAATATAAATTTTATCTCCATTGTTAAAATTAGCTGTAGGGTTGTAAAATACAAATGCAAAAACATTAGTAAACTTGTTAATAAAGGTATGAGATATTCGTTGCCACTCAGTTGTTATAGTTACCTGTTTTAAACCATTAGTTTCAAAACCAATATTTCTTAACGTCACATTTCTACTAGCTTTAATATCGATTGACCATGTTAACGTCTCATTTTGGAATTGAGTTTTAACTAAATCTGTTAAATTAAAGTAAAAACCATAAGTATCACTACCTCCAATTTTGGTTAAAATTAGAGTATCTCCTTCTACTGATTTATCCCATTTATTCCAACTATAAAATCCTTTATTGTTTAAGTTTTTACTACCAATAATATAGTTTCTACCACCTACACTAGTTGGAATACTATTTCTAACATTACTGATTTCACGGCTAAAACTATTAGCTGTTTCCTGCACCTTGTTTTCAACTACAGAAGTAGTCGCATATCCCTTTTCATTAATCCAACTTTCAATACTACGTCTTGCAGCAGTCAGTTGATTAGCTGTGTTATTTTGTGCCCAAATCTGTAAATTAGCAGTTCTTGCTCCATCTTGATTTTTGTAGGTCTCTAACGCTGATAATTGGTTGGTAATACCTCTAGCACTTTCAGTAAACTTGCTACTAAATTCTGTGTTCTTAACAAAGCCTTTATTATCAATAATTCTATTGATTTCAGTTCTTTCACGGCTTAATTGACTAGCTGTATCTCTTTGAACCCATTGCTTTAATGTATCAGTTCTACTTCCATCTTGATTTTTATATTCCTCAAGTGATGCAATCTTACTTGTTAATCCATCTACACCTTTCTTAAATTCAGCCTTAACAGCACTCAAACTATCTTCATTTTTCTTTTTAACTACAGTAAATTCTCTAGTAATGCTAGTTTCAAGTTCTGTAACCTTGCTAGTAGCACCGTTAACAAGTCCTCTAAGCTCTACAACTGTTTCATTGTTTGAAATATCTTGAATGTTGTTTACTCTATCTGTTAAGGCTTGAATTTGCTTAGTAGCTTCAACTCTATTTTTACTTATCTCTAAGTTTGTAGCTTGGAATTGCCTGTTGTAGTTTTCTACTGTTGCTGATACTTGGTTTCTAATAGGTGCTAGTTTTTCATCAAAAGCTTCACCCATTTTTCGGATTTTTTCTTCGCTACTTAATAAGGCTTTTTCATATCCATCTTTAACCTTATCATCAATAACTCTTGATTTTTCTATAAAACTCCTTTGCATCTTATTCGGTTTAATTTCCTCGGAAATAATTTTCTTAGTAACAGTCTCAATCTTATTACTAGCGAATTCTTCAACATACTTATCTTTTATTTCAGAGTAAGACTTGGCATTCTTCCATAAGCTATTAAACTCATATAGAATATTATCCGTTAGAACCCTATCTCCCTCAATAAAAGTATTCCATTCTTTATTTATCGTCAGTGCTGCACTCGTTAAGTTAGAACTTCCCATCAGTACTTTCCATGAGTCTCCTCGTCTAAATAAATAACCTTTAGAATGGAAGCCGTGTTTATTTTCTACACAATCATAAACTTTTAGAGAGATATTTTTAAAATTAGACAATTTCTCTAATACTTTAGGAGTATTAAAATATAAATAATTCGTCGTTAAAATCTTTCCACGGATGTTTTTTTCTTCTAAATTCTTCAAAGTCTGAAGTAAACTAGTTAAACCACTTTCTGAAATAAATGCCACGCTGAAAATAAATTCATCGCAAATTTCTAATTCACTCTCAAGCGTACTAAGAACTTTCATCGCTTCTAGATGATTATTATAAACAAATGTATTCTTCATTTTAACCTCCTTCTGTTAGATTAGCCATTAATTATTTCATATGTTATTAGGGCTTCTTTCATAACTTTTACATTATGAACTCGTACCATTCTAGCTCCTCGTTTCACCGCTTCTAATGATAAAGTAGCACTTACTATATCTCTATCTTTCGGATTACTATTACCACCTAGCACATAATCTGTAGTTCTCTTTCTACTTACCGCATATAAGATTTCACAACCTAATGAATTAAGTAATTCTAGTTTACGTGTAATTTCTAAGTTAGCTTCTGCAGTTTTACCAAATCCCATTCCAGGATCAACGATTATGTTTTCTTTTTTCACACCTGCATTTAAGCAAATATCCACACTCTCACCTAGTTCACGTACAACTTGTTCAATCTCTTGCCCTTCTTCTACACCACCATTGTGCATAATGAAGATAGGCACGTCATATTTAGCAGCAACATCAGCCATAGTGCTTCCTTTAGCTCCATTCACATCATTAAGCACATCGACACCAGCTTCAATCATGTATTCAGCAACATTAGGCTTATATGTATCAACACTAAAACACACATCAGGAAATGTTTTTCTTAAAGTTGGAAATACGCTTTGTAATCTTGCTAGTTCGTCTTCCTCACTAACTACAGTAGAACCTGGACGAGTTGATTCAGCACCAATATCAATAATATCCGCGCCTTCAGCTACCATCTTACGAACTCCTTCTATCGCAGCTTCCACATCATAAAAATCTCCCCCATCTGAAAATGAATCAGGGGTAAAGTTCAATATCCCCATAATTAAATATTTTTTTTCATTTAATAATTGTTTTAATTTATTCATTCTGTCACCTTATCATTTTATTTTACATACCTTACTATTATATCACGTGACTATGGGGTTTGCAGTAAAAAAAGAAGCAACCCTAAAATTATGATTTTAGAATTACTTCTCTATTTTGTTAATTGGGTACTACTCCCAACTTTCTACTCACTCTTTTTCTTCAACGAACGAATAACTGGTTCTTTCCTAAATGCATAATACAATTGAGCTGCCATTACAACCCATAGAATAGGTTCTACAAATATTACTCCTAAATATCCTGCACTTGGAATAATAAATATTACAAATAATATTTTCCCTAGCATTTCTATAATACTTGAAACTAGTGGCATCATCTTTTGGCCTAATCCTTGCAGAGCATTTCTCAATACTAAAAGTATCGCTAAAAATGGATAAAATACAGAACTAATCTTAAGATATAGGGAAGCTTGGTAAATTAGTTCTTCATCGTTACTTCCCGTGATAAGTTCATTTAAATATGGACTTGCGAAAAATAGCGTAATACAGATGAAGACTGACCAAATTATCGTAACAAGCGCACCCTTACGTAACCCTTCAACTATTCGACTATACTGTCTTGCTCCGAAGTTTTGCGATGTAAAAGTCGTTATGGTCGCACTCATAGATCCTACTGGAAGTAGTGAGAACATCATTATTCTTCTAGCACTCGTCTGAGCACTGATAATTACTGGACCTAAGGCATTAATCGATGTTTGTAAGATTACTGTACCAATTGAAACAACAGAAAACATAAGTCCCATTGCTAACCCTTGACTAAATAAATCAGAATAAAGTTTTTTATTCCATGTAAAATGTTTTTTTGTTGGAATTAGAAATGGTGTTTTTCTACGAATATAGTTAAAACATAATACTGCAGAAATACCTTGTGAGATAATTGTTGCAACTCCAGCCGAACGTACACCCATATGTAAATACGCAATAAAATATATATCTAATACAGTGTTAATAATTGCTGAAAAAATTAAGAAATATAATGCAGCCTTACTATCTCCAACTGCTCGAAGTAGTCCCGCACACAAATTATACGCAAGAGTAACACCTACAAATACTACTATAAGATAACTATACTCATAAGATTGACGAATAATATTACTTGGTGTCCCTAGTAATTTCAGTAATGGATATAAAGTAAAATTACCTAATACGGCAATCACAATACTCAGAACTCCACCTATAACAAACGTGGCAGCTACAGCGCTCTTTAACTTTTCATAGTTCCCAGCACCGTAATGTCGAGCAATAACTATACCCATACCATTTCCTATACCTAATGCAAAACCAACTACAAGTTCAAATATCGCAGCAGTAGCTCCAACAGCAGCAAGGGATTCTTCTCCAAGGAATCTACCAACAATCATAATATCAACCGTATTATAGAGTTGCTGAAAAATATTTG